TACAAGCAAGCATCGCGACCCATTAGGTAGGGGTGAAGGCGCGGGAACGCTATATCAAAATGAAATGCTTGGTGGGGATTTTGATGCGAAAATAGCGGTCTATGATAAAGACGAGTATGAAGAGGCTATTAAAAAATATGAAGATGGTGGCATTTTGCGATTACCTACAACTTTAAGAGATAATATCACAGACCGAAGAGAATTAGTTCATCAATTAACAGCACCGGATGATACCGGCAAATCATTTCATCAAGAGTCCAATGGTTCGATGTTTAGCGAATTAGGACCAAGTGAAAGAAACAAGTTGAAGCGCAGTATTAAACAAGATTCAAACTTCACAGGTTATTACGGGGACGGAAAGCAATACATCATCGCCTATGACCCGCAATCGCATTATCAAGACGCTTTAGAAAAATATCGCGATTTAGCGCGAGAAGCATATAGAGATGGTTCAACGGTTAACGCTGTTAATTTTGAAATGTTAGCAACTCAACAGAAACAATATGTTATTGATGAAGTTGGAGAATTACCTCCTATAACAGAACATGAGATTCGTAAAAAATACTTAGAAGATGCACAAATGATGCATGAGCAATCAGTAGCGGCAAGTCAAATTATGAAACCTATACTGAAATGGGCTAACCCCGAATTGTTTCAAACTCACACACCAAAACTTGCTAATCAAGCGTGGGCTGATACAAAGATGCTCGCGCATTTATGTGAAACATGGATGCGAACACTTAATCCCGAACAAAGAAAGAATTGGATTCAAAATGCTAAAGTTAACTGTTCGCGCGAAACAGGAAAACCTGTAATGGAGATATTACAGGCTCATTTCAAAGATAAGGGGATGAGCGATAACGCTATCGAAGATGAAATTAAAAGAATAACAAAAGATGTTACAAGTCCAATCATGAGGCAAACTTACCAAGCAGGTAATATCAAGCGTAATATCGAATTAGGTGAAGATAAATCAGTCATGAATATGCTTCAAAAATATGTTAATGGTGAATTGGATTCAGTGCATTACCCACCTCATGAAAAAAATGAATTGGTTAATAAAATCTTTGATGAAATTAATAAAGTCTTACCACAAGGCGCTACAACTCAAGACTTTGCAGATGTATTACATGCTCGATATATACCTCATAGCGCTAAAAGAACAATCAAAGATGATGAAGGGAAAGAAAATGAAGTAGGTGGTGAAAATCTAATGAGGATAATGCCTCCGCAATCTTTAGTTGGTTTCGGTCAAGGTCGCGGCACAAGCCGCGATGATGGTGATTTTTACGGTTCTGTGTATGATTACAAAGCGTCTAAAGGAGGGCATCATCATGAAGCAGGATTGGACGAAGATACTCCTTTAATGAGTGGTGGTGCAGGAATAAGAAGAAAAGGTGAGGGAACTAAGCCGGATTATTCAATGTATGCTGAAATAAAAGCGCTTAATGGAGTGTATCATACATTACTCCGACATTCTAAAGGTAGCGCTAATGCTATCGAAGCGGTTCCTCGCGAAACAGCACCGTTACCTAAAATGGGTAAGGGGAGTGATAAAGGATTTTCAAATCTTACAGATAGAATGGGTAACTTCATTGAGCGTTTGAAAGGTGATGTTAAAGGAATAAAAAACGCGGCGGGGAAAATCAACACACAATCCGAACCTGTTGGGACAGGTGGTTTAGGTATTAATGAAGTTCAATTACCGGCTATTCACACATGCTCGTTAGCAAATAGAAAATTAGGTCATATTATTCGCCCATCACATAGAATAGCAACACATGCAATAAATCAAAATCGACTCATTCTGCACGATGATAAAGGTGATTATCATCAAGGAGAATTGAAGATGAGAGGGAGTATGGACCCTTACGCGCTTAGAGATTTCCACCCCGAATTACCACCATATGATACATCAGCAGATAATACGCAATTCCCACCTGTCGCTATGCAACCATCCGGCATTCCGGGGCAAAGCGTTAATAGTAACTTTCCTGTCTTTTCCGGTATGGGGTCGGGTCAACAAATGCTACTGTCGGATGGCGAAATACTTGATTCTCTTACAGATGATACATTATTTTTCAAAAAAGATGGTCGCCCCGTTCCTGTAAAATCAATGCATAGAATCTTTGATTATAGCGATTTGAAACACTTACGCGGGTTTAGCGGCGATTGGATAGCGTCGCATATTCCTCAAGGAGAACCAATTATACTTCAAAAGAAAGGTAAGCGCGTCAAAGCATATAATGCAGACATGAAGTTGGTCGAGTTAACCGATGATATAGATGATGAGATGGGTAAAGTGAATGATAAGGACTTCGTAGTTCACGCAGTAATTAATGAAGACATGCTCTATTTTATTGATTTACTTGAAGCCGCAGATGAGAAGACGCATAACATGCCCGCAAAAGACCGAGTAAGACATTTACGCGCACACTTTGAATCATCGGAACACATCAAAATGCCCGAACCATATAATACAAAACGCGCGGATGATGAGGGATTAGAAGAAGCAATTCACTTATTACGCGAAGAATCACCAAGCGATATTCTCTTAAGAGATGCTTCTGCTACATACATGAGGGGTGAAATACGACACCCTAAGTGGATTCTTTTGAGTAAAGAAAAGAAAGTTGATGTTATTATTCTTGACCGTAAAGGTATGAATTATAGAATTGGTGTTGGTCCAATTATGCATCCCGAACATTATGGTGCGCGCTCGGTTGAATTAAATGGAGAACATTACATGGATGTTGGTAGCGCTAAAGGGCCGAGAGGATATGATAAAGGGGAATATATTTCTGTCTTCTGCACAGGTGTAACATCACAAGGGGATGAAAACCCAACTTACAAAATACGCTCGGCAAGAGTTGACCGAGATGCACATCCTCAAGCCGCAGATAGCGTCGAAACATTATGTATGATGACAAATGATTCTAAAATACCTCATAAAGTTAGATTGAATAAAGGCGCTATTCATATTCTATTCCCATCACTTGATGATGAAGTCATTTACAAAGTCGATGAAGAAGAAGGTGGATGGATGCTTGAACCTCAAAAGACTCTATGGGGTCATGGAGAAGATTACTTCATCAAATTATCCGAAGATATGCGACCTTATTGGAGTCCAATAGCGACTATACTTCTTAAGAAAGACAAAGAGAATCGAGAAGTTAAACCCGAAGTTCCGGCAGGTCATACTAAGAAGCGCAAACATATACTGCCCGAAGAAGAAGAGATTATCAAACGCGGTCTTGAAATGACTGAATTAATGTTAGAGCGTATATCAAAAGAAAAGATTACTCATACAGGAGTTGAGGGTCTTGGTATAGATTATGCAGGTGCAGATGTTGAATCCCCGCGAGGACCAACTGAAAACATCAATGATGACACGCTACCGGATTTTGACCCTGCATCACGCGAATACAAAGAGAAGCGCGCTACAACTGATAAAAAATCAAAAGTTATTCGCACTACTGCGGGCGAAGAAGCCACCACAGATAACAAAGGGAATATCACCATAACTAAACCGCGCGTTTGATATACTTGTAGCGCTTGAACGGGTCGATGGCAATTCTCGCACCTTCACCCACTTCACCCCTTGTTCTCAAGGGATTCGGTGATGATTTGGTTGTAGCGGGCTATGCTTCTGTCGAGATGGTTGACAAGCAAGGCGACCTTATTACTCGTAGCGCTTTGAAAGACGCATTTGGCGGATTCATGAAAGCAGAAGCATTCCGCAATGTGCAACTTGCACACTCTAACATTCAAGTAGGAACGGTAATCCCTTCTTACACAGATAGCAACGGTCGTGTTTGGAAATCCGAAGTGGATGATACCGGCATGTTTGTTGTTATTCAACTACGCGGCGACATCGAAAAGGCTCGCGAAGTTGCATCCGAAATCCGAAAGGGCAACCTTCGGTCGTTCTCAATAGGCGGTCAAGCCTTTGAGCGCGTCAACAAAAGCGACGCTACTCGCGGTGATTACCGTGAGATTCGTCGTATGGAACTCCATGAGGTAACGATTTGTGAGAAGGGAATTAACCCCGAAGCACAATTTCGCATCCTCAAGGAAGACACAGGTGATACTATGACTGACCCAATGAGCGAACTGCAAAGCGTATTAGAAAGACTCTCCAAGAAATTGGATGATGAAGAAGACGATGATAAAAAGAAGAAAGACGATGAAGACTCCGACAAAGGTTTTCCAATGGGTGATGATGCACCTTCAATGGATGATGATGGCGGAGACGACGCGCCTTTCCCTCCTAAAAAGGACAAACCAAAACTCGACCTCGGACTCGGAGACGATGATGAAGATGAAGATGACGAGGATGAAGACATGATGTATGGTGATGACATGACAAATAAAGCAGATGATATGATAACAATGGACTATCTTAATTGGCTTGAGCGAACTGCAAAGTCCAACGGACATGATATTGCAGATGCTCGCGCACATTTCGATAGCGTGAATAAAGGATATGGACCCGGACAATCCGGCTACGACCATAGAGGACAAGGTTCTCTTGAAGGAGCAGGTGAAGGCGAGTCCTCAAAGCGACCTAAGCAAAATTGGGGTAGCGCTCCAAGCGGTAATAAGAATGTAATTAAGGCAGATTTTATCATGCCCGAAAATGTTTCTCAATCCGATATTGAAGCCGCTTACGAAGTGTATAAGGCGGCATCAGTCGAACAACAATTCAAAGGCTCTCTCGGAGATTACTTCGCAGACCGCCTATCTAAAGAACAGCGAATTGCAAAGAATGAGAAAGCGCGAGCAAAGTTTGACTCCCGCAAACCTCTTCTTGAATTACAAAAGGCTGTTGTTGCACTTGATGACCGCATCAGCCGCGTTTCATCCGGTAGTGGAGAAACACTCACTAAGAGTGTTTCGTCCACATCAGTTACAATTCCCGATACTACGGAAATGGCTAATATGTCGTGGGACGATGTTCACCGCATAGCCAACAAAGCATTGAGGGGAGAGTGAATAATATGGCACGAAATTATGTAAGAACAGTTCAAGACATGGAAAGATACTACTATGGTGGTGCGGCTCAAACAGGCTACACTTACTCAAGCGGAGACATTTTGAAAGCAGACAGTCCTATGATGTCAACTACTGCGGGAACCTATCAAGCAGTATATGGTCGAAAGGTTTGGTCGCAGTTAAACCAAGAGTTTAACGCGTTTTCAATTCTTCCTAAGAAGCCGTGGGAAAGAAGCGGATGGCGTATTCTAACCGAGCGCGCTGAAAGCGGAGTTACCGGCGGTATTGCAGAAAACGGAACACTACCGGAAACCAAAAGACCGGAGTTCCTGCATGTAGCGGCTAAACCAAAGACTATTGCGCACACTTTTGACTTATCCGAAGTGAGCATGTTCTTGTCCGACAAGGATGATGGTCTTGGAGATGTTCGCCAAGTTCTCAAAGAAGAAATGGGTAAGCATCACGCTGAAATGGTTAACAAGATGCTTCTTGTTGATGTTAGCACCCCTGCGGGTAACAACTTTGAATCCCTTGACCGTCTAACATCCGACCCTGCTGTGCAAACCACTACACAAGGTTCAGTCAATGTTCTAACCGACCACGATATGTATTCAATTACTCGCGACGGTAGCAAGGATTTCCATAGCGCAGAAGTCGATGTTGGTGGCGATGCTTCAACAAGTGCGACTAATCGTAACCTATCACTAAACCAACTTGATGGATTATTCCAACAGATTTGGACTCGCGGTGGTAATCCAAAGGTTATGCTAACAGGATATGATACGCTTATGCGCGCTCAACAACTATTGCAATCTCAACAAAGGTTCATGGATTCTAAGAGAATCACCCCTACATACTCCGGTGTGAAGGGTGTTCCGGGTATTGAAGCAGGATTTATTGTAGCGACTTACAATGGCGTTCCAATTATCCCAACAAAGGATATGCCGGATGAAGGTGCAAACACACTGTCTCGTATCTATTACCTTGACACGGATTACTTGTGGTTCCAAACTGCAATTCCAACACAATACTTTGAATCCGGTATCGAAACCGGCGACCCATTCGCGATTAACAGGCTCGGCCAAGAAGGACTTTACCGAACTATGGGTGAACTATGGGGTAGTTTCTTTGGTGCAAGCGGTTCAATTCGCGACCTACAATGAAGGAGATGATGAAGAATGGCAGATATAACATATACAACAAGTGGAAGCGCAGTATTTACTGAAAGTTTTAGTTTAGACCTATACGCAGGAACACCAGCAGATGATGAAGCATGGTTAACATCTTATCCGGGTGCTTTAACATCATTCGCGGCAAGACAGACTGATGGGACTAACACATTAGGATTGAAATTGGTTTGTGGCAAGTTCACAACCGTTCTTGCTAATGATGAAACAGTAACATTGACCGGCGGTGCAAGTAAAATCGTCGCAGTTCTTGTGGGCGCTACAAGTGTAGCAAACGCAGGTGTTGATTTGAAGAACATTACAGCAGGTGTCGCACAATTCACAGTGGTTGGCGCACCCGGAACTAATGTTACAGCATGGATGATTGTTGCTTGAGGCTGATTCCAATGCCGACTGTAATTTACAAAGGTCCGCATAAAGCGGGTCGTAATATGGGTCGTTTAGGATTTTGGACTTGGGGTAAAGCAGAAAGTAAAACGCAAGAATGGGTTAACCATCATGCGAAAATGCTTGTGGGAGAGTTCTTGGTTGACGGTGTGCTTTTCGCATCACCTGTCGCTAAAGAAGACGAAGGTAATGACGGTATTCCCGACATGAAATGGACGAAAGGCGATATAATGACTTGGATGGATGAGAACGAGGTTGAATACTCTTCTCTAAATACCAAAGCAAAATTGCTCGCTAAAGTCGAAACACACCTTAACCCACCCGAAGAAACCGAAGACTCTATGAGCGAAGGCGATATGGATAACACAACAGGAGATGAAGAATAATGGCATTTAGTTCAACAATTGATAACAGACCACACAGTATAGGAGATTTAGTTCTTCTTAGCGGAACATTTAACGCGGCAAGCGTAGCAACAGGCTCGATTGATTTATCAGCACACTTAAGCGAGATTTTAAGCGCTCAAGTCAACGGTGATACATTTGGCGATATTACAGGTGGTGGTGTTGACGGAGCATTCGGTTTGATTACTACGGCTACTACTCTAACCATTGATTGTGTTGCAAGTAATACGGGTAAATGGACTGTAATTGGCCGTCGATAAGGTGATTCACCTTGCCTACGGTTACAGTTTATGAGTTCACGCCTAATGAGGCTTGCCAAACGGTTGACACCGTTGCAGGTGGTATTGCTAAGGTGTTGAAGGATGATGGTCCGGTGATAAGTGCAATAACTGCTTACGCGTGTCAAGGAAACATCTATGTTGTAGCCGTCCGATTATGACGGTGATAGCATGGCGGGATTGACACCACAAGACATTCACAGAATGGCTAAGCAAGGTTGGAAACAAGACGAAGGCGACATGGTGAAAACCGATGAGCGCGACAGACTGAAAGGCGTTGTCAAAAAGCAAAACATTCGTTCTCGTAATATACGCGATGTTCTCAACATAGGTGCAGGAACGCGCTGTCGTCATTGCGGTATGTTGCATTTCTGCTATCTTGAAAGATGCGGGGCTTGTAGCAAACCAATGGAATATAATCTTGGTAAAGTGGAGAAGGTGATTTGATGTTTAGTATTCTTCTTCTCAAAAACGACCCTGCTGAAATTGGCAGAATGCTTGCAGAAGAGCAAGCGCGTCGAGAACAACAAAAGCAACAAGATAACCAACGCATTGAGCAAGAATACGCACCACACTTTGAAGAATTAAGAAGACTTGTAACGGAAAAAAAAGCAGAAGTGGATAGATTAGAAGCGCAAATAGCAGAAGAGCAAGCAAGAAGGGGGCAATAATAATGCCAACCGTTTTTCAAACAGGAGAGCGAGCATCAAGACCACTTGACCCTACGCGCTTATACTATACATCAGCACAGAAAGTAGCGGACATTTTACAGATACCGCTACCCGACCCTGTTTATCTCGCGAGTGATTCTAATACAGGCGCTACAACTGCTACTATTACAGCGAGCGATTACAGACATACCGGCTTTGAAGTTGGTGATAAAATTGAAATCGCGAGTGATGTTGAAATGGGAGAAGAAGTTACTATAACATCAATTACGCGCGATGGTAGCAATGTCGTCATAACATGGGTTGGTGGAACAACGGGTGATTACGACACAGCAGATGAAGCGTATATTCAACCGCTACAATCATTTACAAACGGCAAGCGTAAAGGAATAACAAAGAAACAAGTCGAAACATTAATTCAACGAACTCAAGACAAGATTGACAACCTTACAAATAACTCATGGCGACCTATGCTACAAACAGCAGAATATGTTAATTTCGATACATACAAACCATACCGACGACGATATTATACAGATTATGTTGGTTCAGTTCCACTCTATTTCCGTAATGTTCAGCAAATACTTCGACTTGAAGTATGGCAAGGACATGAATATCGCGAGATTGCTTGCGCAGAAGTGCGCTTGAAAGTCCTTGACTTTACTAAACTCACAGCAGATACAGACAAAGTGTATCTATGTCCGGGTGGTGGTGGCATCGCTACTCTCACAGCAGGAACTACCAAATCAAAGTTTAATGCTCAATTTGATAATGTTACAACCGCGCAACAATTGTCCGACCTTATCAATAAAGATTTGAGACGCGGTAAAAGCGCAACTTTGTTTTCTCCTTCATTCAGTCTTGAAGACGCAGAAGCCGATGATGGTTCAGTTGTAGCGAATGTTCATCATGAGTTTATGTCGTCTGCAAACGCAGACTATGGTGGAGGTCAAGTCAAAATCACTTCTATGCGTCGTGGTGATGCAGGAGAAACCGCTACTATCGCTATAACAGATGAAGACGGTATCAGTATCACAGGCGCTAATTCTTTCTTAGGAGAGGTAGCATCATCCACATCAAATACAATTACACTTGTTACTGCGGATTCTTTTGCTGAATATGGTCTTATTAAAATTGGTTCAGCCATTGGATATTACACAGGTAAAACAGGTAATCAACTAACAGGTGTTGCTGACCTTACAGGAGATATAAGCGCGGCGGCAACAGGTGGTGCTTCTGTAAATCAAACTCGATTCAGTATTGATTATGTTGGAGGAACAACAGGTGATGAAGCGCGTTTGCGGGATTGGTGGGCTGATTACGACTTAGGTATAATTTACTTCAATAACACATACCCCTATTTCTCATGGAACGCTGTTAAGGTTTCATATGTATATGGAGAGCGCTATGTGGAAAAAGCAATCGAAGATATATGCACTAAACTTGTAGCGATGGATTTGATTTTATCGGACGACCGAAGCGTGTTATTACCCGAAGGAACACAGAATGTGGACTTGGGTTCAAAATACCAACTCCTAAAGGCTCAAGTAGCGGAAACGCTACCGCGATATGTGGAGGTGATGACGCTTGAGTGAGTTATGGGATAAAGACGATATTCTTAGGAAATTAGCAGTTCCTCTAAAAGAAGTTCGCAAGAACTCAATATACGGTAAAGAAGGGCGTATTTTTCTTATAGCGTCGGCAGATGCTATGGGTTATGAAGTTGATAGAGAAGGCAACATATTAAAGAAAAATGGTTCTAAAATGGACTCAAAACACCCCGACTACGAGGCAATTATTCAATCAGCGATGAAGCAAGCGGCTAATGAAAGTCCTATTGGGAGGGATTTCTAATGGGGCTTGAATCTATTGAACTCATCAAAAAACTATTCAACGATGGTTGGAATCGCGGTAATACATCGCAAAGGAAACCAACCATCCAAGACATTACCACCGTTGAACCGGGCGGTAAGCGTCTTGATTTATCGCGTTCCGACGCAATCGTGCTATACGAAACAGCACATAACGAGGAACAGCCCGAAGTATTTTATGACTTCGTGCATACGCGTATCAATGTTACAGTGGATGTGCGCACAATGGAAGGTCGCGCGCAACTCTCTAAGATGGAAGACGAGGTTCGGCGTATCGTCCACGCGAATAGAAAAGGCGATGGGGCTAATTTTGACCGATTACTCTATAAAACACGAACTGACCTTTCGGACCGAACGAAGCGGTTACACCGCATGACTTTCCAAGTTGAGATAGTAATTTTCAGCGAATTAATAGCATAATAAAAAGAGGAATAAAAATGGTATCGACAGTGTATAAAGGTGATTTAGCAGAAGTAACATTCGGACATGAATGCGGAGTAGCGCTTAAGCATGGTGCGTTTGGAGCAGGTGCAGTAGCGACGCTAACCACTTCCCCCACAAGTGCAGGTTCGGGTTATTCAGTAGCGACCGTCGCTACAACCGGCGGCGCAGGTGATGGTAACGCAACAGTTGCTATCGCCTCAATAGCAAACGGTGTTGTTATAACATCAGCAGTTGATGATGCAGGAGCAACTTATGCAGGGAGTGATAATGTAACACAAGCATCATCAAGTGGTGTCGGAACAGGATTTACTGCTACAATCAATACCGTAGCGGGTGGTGCTGTTGTAACATACACTATGACCGCAGGTGGTAGTGGATATGCCGCGAATGAAGTTATTACAATGACAGGTGGTAGCGGTAGTGGATTGAAGTTTGTAGTAACCACTATTTCTAACGGTGTTATTACTGCTCTCACAGCATCGGCTCCTGCCGGTGGTGCAGGATATAATGTAGGCGATGTTTTAACTCTTGGAACAGGAACAGGCGGAACGGCAACCGTAGCAACTCTTACAGCAGGTGGTTTGTTAATGACAAAAACAACCAATAGTGCAAATAGCGATTGCACAGATATTACTTTCACCCAAGCAAAAGCAGGAATGTTTGATGCAAATCAAAATCTCAAATATCCTGCGGGAATGCTTGTTGGTTCGACACTTCGCGTAAGAGGCTCAAGCGCAAATTATGATGCTGACGATTATGCTACAACAGGTAACACATACACCATTGTAGCCAATAGCGCAAATGTAATCACAGTTACTCCAAAGATGAAAGAAAATGGCGCATCGGGTGCTAATGACGAAATACTCATTGACACAATCGGAACACCAACAATGGACACAGGAATGACTTACAACGCATCAGCGAAATTATCCGATGAGTCCGTTCTTACAGACCAATTTGTTGGACTTGCCGCTACGGTATCACTACCGGAAACAAAGGTCGAAATCCGTCGAAGCCATGTTATTGGTCTTGGTCGTGATGTTGTCATTCAAGAACCTCAAAGCATGAAGAATGAAGGTGGCGCTATCGAAATGATGATGAACAGCGCTCGTTGGTTATACTATGCCCTCGGCGCGCAGGTTGTTGATGTTCCATCAACTGTTAAAGCGACACCGGGGGGAGGATATACTGAACTACCTATCGCCGCAGGTGATACTTACTTTGGATATACAGGAACAATGACAAGCGGACCTATCGCGGGAGAATACTTACTTATCGTTGATGGAACAGCAGTTGAGTTCCCAACAGACCGAGCAGTAGCCGCAGGTTCTAAGAAGTGGGGTAATGATGGACTCGGCACAGACATGGAAAACGCAGAACGCAATGAGATTCGCCGTGTTCTTTATCATGATACTGTTGGTAAGCGAATCTATGTTGATGAACCATTTACCTTCGACCACGCTATTGCAAACATGACACAGAAGGTTTGTGCTTATGAAGATGATAACACAGGTGGTTCGCCTAACTTCAACACCACTACGGCTTCTTATGGAGAAATCCAACACCGTATGTCTCGTTTAATTTATCAAGGCGCTACTGTTCCTTCTTTTACTCTTGAGACAAGTATGCGAACACGCAATACAGGCTCTTACAATGCAAGCGCGACAGGTAGCGAAGCACCGCCGGGTTCAGCATCCGACAACAAACAACTAACTCGTATTTGGAGAGGTTGTAAAGTAAAGGATTTTTCACTTGCCGCAGACGCGGATGCAGAAGTTAAACTATCAGTTAACTTTGATGCGCTATACTGCTACACAGATACAGGTCGTCTTGAAGATGACACACCTGCCAACAAAGGTGATAGATACAGCACTCATCGAATGTTTGAGAACATCGCTAACGGCAAAGCGGAACGAAAGAAAGCGGGTATTGCACCAAACACCGAGAAACCTTACTTCTTTTACAACGGGCAAATTAGTGCTTTCGGTATCAATCTCGCGCAAATCACAAACTTCTCACTTACAGGAAACAACAACATCGAAAACATTCTAACAGTTCGTGGGTCTGCATATAAAGAAGAAAGAAACTCTCTCGGACAATCACTTGAGCAAGTTCCATTTGGCGGTTCGCGCAATCCAAACTTGACAATCGAGAAGCAAGTTGAATACGAAATGAAAATGACAATCATTGTTTCCGACCCGCTACTATGGCATGAATACAGAACTAACCGTAGTCATGGATATACAGAACCAATTACACTCACTCTTACAAAGGCAGGTGCAGGTAGCAACCGAGAACAAGTAATCATCGTTGTTGATGATTATATCATCAGTGAAGCACCTATGCCTATCCCCGAAGATAAGGGTGTAATCAAGAGTGAAATGACAATCATGCCGAAGCATGTTCGCGTTATTTCACACGATGCATTTTTAGGATTGTGATATTATGATAAAGAAAGCAAAAGTGAATAACGCAATGAATCGTGCATGGGGCATGATAGTAAAGAATGCACCACCTGTTCCGGGTCAACAACCTCAACAACCACCTGCTCCGGCAGGAGGCGCACCTGCACCGGGCGCACCTGCACCGGGCGCACCTGCACCGGGCGCACCTGCACCGGGCGCACCTGCACCGGCGGCAGGACAACCTTGCAAAGTTTGCGGAAAGTGATACAATGAATCCTCTTAACGCGTCTTGGTCTGTATTGAAAGAGAATGTAGCAACTACGCATACTGAATATGGTAGCGGTATGACGGAAATCAAACCTCACCCTGCGGCGGTATCGTATGCTCAAAGGGCGGGTTATCAGCCGGACGGCAGGGCTTATCCCGGTTTATCGGGTGCTAAATCAAACACCGCGACTACACAAGTTCCTAATCAAGAACACCCTATGGGTGGCAACGCACAAGGAGCGCTACCGGGGCGTAAAATAACACTTATGCCAAGACCAAAAGCACCTATTAACCGCGAGCCAAATATGCAAAATATGGGTATCAGCCCCAAAACAGGCCGACAGATGGAAGATGAAGCGTATGATATGGATTACGATAGCGAAGGGAGAAGATATAATTCAGCAAACGCAGAAAAGGTTACGGCGGCACTCAACACTAAACATGGACGAACGGGACGACGGGCGGCGGGCGGGAGTTACCGTGGCTCGAAAGGAGAAGAACACGCGGATAAGATATTAGGTCCTATTGGTAGCGATAATCCAAGATTTAATTTAGAGCAAATGCAAGGCGACTTAGACCAATTTGACCGAATGCCTCAAAATGAAAAAGAGGCGCGCGCTCTTAAGAATAGCAGAATGAATCGAAGACATGTTAAAAGACCCTCATCTCACAGACAACGATTAGGGACAGTTACTCACGATAAAGAAGGTAGGCGAAACAAAAATGTTCCTGTTGCTGATTTGACAAAACCACAAGAAACCCAAAACCTTGTTGCAACAGGCTATCCTATGGCAATGAATCATGCATGGTCTATCATTAAAACAGGGGTTGTGCATAATTGAATCCTCTTAACGCGTCTTGGTCTGTTCTCAAAGCCTCGCCTTATGATACACCCGAAGATTTGCAAAATCAAGGTCTAAATATACCACAGCGTTCAACTACCAAAGATGAGGCTAACCCTTATCTTGATGAACAACGACAAAAAATAGAGGCTATCGAGCGCAAGAATGCAGAAGCGCGTAAGCGATTGATGGAACGCTTGTATTCAAATGAGAAAGACGCGGAATCACCTGTTGAAATCGCGAACATCATGGATTCACCGGAACGCATACGAGAACTCAACCCAAATGCGGAGAACCTTGCAGACGGTAGCGCACCTCCTGTTCCTCAAAATAATCCAAATCCTCTCGGTTTGAGTATGGATAAGTTGAAAGAGTTGAACGAGGGGCGGTAATCATGCGAGAGAGTATGCACTTAGGCGGAGCGCGAACCCGAAGATGGGTTGCTGTTGAAAAAAACGCATATATTGCAGAACCTCTTGAAGAAGAAATCATCGAAGAAGAAGTATTCAATCCCGAAGCCGCTAAGACAGACGGCAATCCATTTCCCGAAGAACCACCTCTTGAAGAAGAAGTGGTTGAAGAAACAACACCTCTTGAAGAAGAGGGTCCAACAGATTACAATTCCCTAACCGTTGAAGAATTGCGCGCTCTTTGTCGCGCTAAACAATTAGCGGTGAAAGGAAAGAAGGCGGAATTAGTTGCCCGTCTATTGGACGCGGATGCCCCCTCGCAAGAGGCTGTTGAAGTGGCCGAAGATACCCCCTCGCAAGAGGCAGTATCAAGCGATGAAACAGGAAGTGTAAGTAATGAATCCGACGAAACAGAAGAAACCGACACAGTTGGTTGACAGCGCAGTAAGCCTATTGGTAAATACGACAGCGAAAGAACATATGATAAGTGCAGACCCCGACAATCCCGATATTGGATTGAAGGTGTGGGTGCGCGAATTGTCCTTTATGCAAATGCAAAATGCCATCAAGACCTTTTTGAACATCACCGCACAAGGCGGAGTTGACATTGACCTTGCCGCTTATTGGAAACATATGTTCGCGGAGTGTATTGAAAAGACTGAACCTCGCTTGACACCAACACAAATGATGCAATTGCAACCGTATGTTGCTCAACAGATTACCGCGCTATTACCGCAACCACAGGATTTGATTAATAACCCTTTGAGCGATGGGGAGAACGAATAAACACAGTTTATTCTTTCATGAAAACCCCCGCCCATAAAATTGAAGACCTTGACTTAGAGATACATATGAACTCTTACGCGTATTTTGTAGCGAAACATTACGGAATACGCTTAGGCGATGTATGGGATATGTCGATACATGAGTTTGAAGAATCTCTCGCATTCGCGGCGGCGGCTGAAAAGATTAAAGCAGAAGAAATGGAGAAAATGACCAATGACTCTAAGGGCAAAATGAGCGTAGCAGGAACAGACGCGGGAACACCCATGCCATTCAGCGATTAAGGAGTGAGATAAATGACTGATGTTCAACAACTATCCAAAGACTTCGCTGATTTGAAAACAGCGCTACAAGAGTTGGGTGTTGTTGGAAACGCTTATGGTAAAACAGCAGGTGTGTTGGAGAAACAACAAGGTAAATTACAATCAGCATTCAAGAAGAACCCTATTGTTCAGTTTGGAAAATCTCTTATGGGGATGGGTAAGCAAGTTAGACTCTTTAACAAATTACAAACGCAATCAACACAGTTAACAGATGAGCAAAGAGCAGAAGTGGAGAAAAACGCAACAGGGTTAACCAAGTGGATGGTGTCAGTAGTAGGCGCTACTGCTTATGGAAAATATATGAACAAGATGGTCGAGGAACAAGCGTCGCTATGGCGAAGATTGACAATGAATATATTTGGTATTCTTTCGATATTCTTACTTGTTGGATTTGCTATCGCGGCAGTTTCACTCGCGTTTCAAGGCGCTGAATCTCCTTTGCTTGATTATACGGATGGCATACCTTTTCTCGACCAAGCGATGCAAGGGTTGGTTTTAGCCTTCACAGGTGAAGGTGAGGGTGGCTTTTTGGGTGCGTTAAATCTTGTTACTGCCGCGTTGGTGTTAGCATTGCCTGTTTGGTTCTTATTCGGCGCACCTGCCGCCCTTCTCGCCGCCGGATTATTACTCGTAGTAGGCACATACCAACTTGTTAAGAAACACACAGGAAGCGCAGAAGCCGCATTAGCGGCGGCGGCGGTGGCGGGAATGGTTCTTGTCGGTGTATTCATTCTTATGAAATTGTGGTTAGGTGGAACTGCGCTAACTATCTCCGCATTAAGTAGCACATTCATGGGAGCGTTAGGTTTAGCACTGTTAGCAGTTGGTCTTGTCGTTGGTGGTATTGTTGGTATTTGGATGGTTTTAACAGGTAAAATCAATGGATGGATGGCATGGGTTGTTACGGCGATAAGTGCCGTCGCTATTGCTTGCGGTCTTGCAATTATTTTCGGTTTTGGTATAGTTCCGCTTGCTATCATAGCGCTTGTGATATTTGTGGTTGTTATGGTTATCAAGTATTGGGATGAGATTTGGGCGTTCTTATGTATCGCAGGAACATGGATTTTAGACGGTTTGATTTGGGCGGGAGAATGGATTGTCGCATTTATAGCAGGTATTATACTCACAGTAATCATTGCTGTTGAAGTAGTAATTGGTGTAATTATCTTAGTAGGGGGAGCAATTATCGGTATCATTACATTCCCATTCGTATTTATTTGGAACTTTGTTTCAAAATTATGGACTTCATTTCAAAAAGCAAGAAAGAAAGGATGGAGAGGTATTGTTGCATGGGTTATGGGAATACCTGCAATGTTCAAGAGAGTAGCGGCAGATACCATTAAAGGGATAATTAATAAAGTGATAAAGGCTTACAATTGGTTCGCTAAGAAAATGACAATCAAGATACCTAAATGGGTTCCGAAGATTGGTGGTAAGAAGTTTGGATTGCCAAGAATACCGAAACTCGCGAAAGGTGGTATAGTGAATAATCCAACGATTGCAATGATTGGTGAAGATGGACCGGAGGCTGTCATACCCCTAACCAAGAAGAATAACCCTCAAGGGATTGGATTAGGCGGCGGTAATAGAGGCCCAATAACAATTAATATCAATGCAAGCGGTATCACAGATAGAACCGATAAGCGCGCTCTTGCTCGCGAAATTGGTGAGGCTATCCGTGAAGAAATGAACCGTGGCGGACGAGGGTATGGTAACAGGAGAGGTGCATTGTAATGTCAAGAATTAGATTGATTAGGCAAGACGACCAAGTGATTGAACTTGATGCTGTTTCATACACGCTAAGCGTATCTCGTTCAATTCCGGTAATACCCATTCCGATTCTCGCAGAACGATTGGCTATTGACATAAACGCAGTTCAAACTGATATTCAAATCGACTGTATATTGCGAGATGATGATTGCTCGGCAACATCGTTTCAACAAGATGCCGCATTCTGCACTATTGATTTCGGTCTAAGTGCTGACACATCCGGTGGTGGTAATGACTACTTTATGGTGGGTAATGGTGGCTCTATAACCAAAGAGGATTTAGACGATAAAACATTTGAACTCGCAACAGCATACACTAACAAAAGCAGGTTGCGCGCTCCTATCACAATTAAGTTTGACAAAGACACAACAAGCCATACATACGCCACAGGGTCGCCTATACTGACAGTAGGTATTCAGTCTGTAACAACAGGCGCACAACTTGCGGCGAGAGTAGTTGCCGCTTTTACACAAGACGATTCATTTAATGTTCAATTAACAAGCACAGGTTCAACAAGTGATACTATCTTAGATGCGCTAACAATATCAGCAGGTGCAGGTTCTATTGCGTCAACGGGTAGTTCAAAATTAACAATCACATCAGTTGAATTAGGACCGGATGGTAATAACGCTACACCTGATTTTTGGAGTGATAAAGGAACTCTTACTAAACCAAAGTTTGAATTGTTTGGTGGAGGCACATTGCATAACTGTAAAAGCGCGGGTGATAAACTCCAAGACCTTATCGCGGCGATAGGTAATGCGAATCTTGCCGGTATGTCGGGTAATCTTATTGATGTTGGGATGGATAACGAAAGCGATGAGCATGGTCTTGATACTTCTTTTTCAATTGCAGATAGGTCGGGAGATTATATTGTTGGTATTCAAATCCCTTATAATTCTCTTGTTCAAAAAAAATCCAATACAACTTCTAACGATGGTTATGTTACGCGCAACTTGTTAATTGTTACAGGTGCGCGTTCTATTGAAGAGCAAGGCAGTATTGGAAATTACAATGAGTTCGGAACTGATTTCAATGTTACCGATAAGTTCACAGGAATACGCGGAACTGTTGTAGGAATGAACTTTGGATATGACGCAGGAAATAACATATACGAAGGTAGTGTTACATTCCAACCGATTGATATGATTGTGGGGCTTTGATATGGCAGTATTTGGTGCATCAAGTAGCGCGTTGTTTTTCAACGGAGTTAATGATAGCGTTGTATGCCCTCAAGGTGGATTTATCCATACAGGACACAAACTAACAGATGGTGCGCGCACATCTTCTCATGTCCTTCAAGATGGGAGCAATCATAGACAAATGAAAACTTCAATGCAATCACTTGGTAAGTTCTCTTTAGAAGCATGGATTTCTCCCGATTGTGGTGGTATTATAGCAAGTAAGGATGAAGTGTTTGAATTAAGAATGGGTAGTGTTGGAGCGCCCGCGCCCGCTATTTTTACAATTCATACTCAAGAAGGAGTATCATTTTCAGTCAAAAGCGCACACAATTATCCCACAAATGCAGATTCTTTCATATCTAATAATGTAGGTTTGAATACAGAACAGCGTGAAATATACCATATTATCGGAGCATTTAGTGAAAATCAATTAAAGTTATACATCAATGGTGAACTTATAGCATATGAAAAATTGAATAAAAAATACTCTATCGGCATCAATACTCAAGACTTTTACATCGGTGGTAAAGGTGGTGAATATAGAGGTTATATCGAAAGCATTCATTGGAAAAAGGGTGTTCCGACAGCCGATTTACGACCTTTACCTGTTACTAAAGAATCGGGAACGATAGGTATATGGAGATTTGAAGAACCTATTGAAGTTGATTCGGAGATATTTCATATCAAAAGCGCTCTTAGCGCGAACTCAACTACTATTACTCTTGACGCTACACAAGTGCAAACTCTTTACCGATTGATAAGCGGAAAGGATGATATATTTACAGGAACTTACACTCCCGAATCTCTTGGTAATTATCGCGCTATAAACACCGGACATCCGGGCGGTAAGCAAGTAGTTAGCATCGCTCATTGCGCTTGGAATCTTTTGATTAATCCAACAGGGACAGATGTTATGAGTCGCTTACCAAATAGCAAACCGCCCGAAAGGGTGCGTTTAGTTAGCCTTAACGCCGCAGGAACTATTATCGTTAACAGTATTCATCTTGATTTTGATACTGATGCAACATATGGTGCGCGAGGTGTGCTACATGCAAGAACTGCTTACGATTCAACAAAACATTTAGCACATGATAGCACAATGGTTCTTATTCGTTCCGATTTATTAATTGATAGCCAAACAGGAAAACCGCATCAAATGGCAGGTATGGCGAGTCAAGCAATTGATAGAACAGGTGCAATGGTGATTGATGAAAGCGGGAATGATTTTCATGGTTTCATCTATTCTCGACAGTGTTCTGTAAATGAAAGTGGAAATCCATTTACGGTTTCTTCGGCTAATTGGACTATTGATGATAAATTAAAAAGAGGTCATAACGGTCGTCATTTTTACAATTATAGCGAAGGACATCATTATCTAAGAATGTTACCACCTTCATCGGAACACACTATTATACGCACCATTGACGGTCTTGCTGATAACATTAGAGTTCATTTCCCTGCCGCTAATTTAGGAATTAAAGACCAATTACCTATCAATTCAAAAATATCATTGACTAACACAGCCCTTTATGGTGCTATACATTCAGTAACAACAAGCGCTACGGTAACAGATGTTGTGCGTAATGGTATGACTTCAATTGATAGCACCCAAGACGGAGTTATCGGAATAGGTGTTGACGACATTAGACCATTTTTATTGAAGGGTCATGGATTTAACGATGTTGAAGCGGGCGACCCTGCTCATACACTTCATATGATACCCGAAGATGTTTCGCGCGTTGCAATTATGCAAGTATCAACAATCACATCTTGTCCGTATGTTGAAATACACTACAAAGCCATAGATTTGATTGGAAACAAAATGGGCGTAAGTAATCCTTGTTTGTTAGTGGAGAAGACAGTCCCAAGCGCGAATACAATTCTAAATGGTAACACCGTTGCTCATCATATCGCTAATGCTTCTAACCCTCTTATACACGCGGCAGGAGGAATTGTAACATTAACATCCGAAGCAGTTGGCGAATCTTCAACTATTATGATTGCTCATAGATTAGTTGGTGATAATACAGGAGGTTCTCAAAAAGAATACAGTTTGAATGAATCTCGAATACCTTCAAACTACACTCCTACTCTTGCAACAGATTTACCAAATACCATTCCTCTCGCTATTGATGGTTCAAATGAAGAAATAAAACACTCTTCTGTGTATAATAAATTGATTCTTAGTCCTATTTCAAAACCCGAAAACGCCCCACCAACAGGAGGCACAACTATTTCTCATCAAGTTACAGAACAATACGCTTCTCAACAAGGCGCGGCATTTGAAATGTTTGATATTATTGACAATTACATCGAAGGCAGTTATCACCATGTCATAGTTCAACCTTCGCGCAAAAACAGAACTATGCAACTATCGAGAGTTGTAGGCACTAAAGATAATTCAGCAGACCATACTTTTGCTACGATTGAATATATTCAAGGTCAAGGCAGAATCAATTCATTTCAAGTTGCAGATAATAAAGGCTCAAGAGAACTCATTTTACGAGCGCGCGGTTTAATGGATGATATTTCCGACCAATCAGTAACATTCACAGGCGACGGCTCTCCCGATTCCCACATCGTTAAAGAGATACAACCGGGAGCGCCTGTTGTATCAGTTACTCTTGGTGGTGCAGGACAAGGTGCTATTAATACAAAGCCATCGTGGGACCCTTCACCTCTTTCACGCGTAGGTTGGAACACGCGTAGGGATTGCACAGTTGAAGTAATTGCTGTCGATACGACAGCCGGAACAGTTACAGTTCAACCTCTAAACAACAATTCAGCAAATCTTGCATCTTGGGGAACATTTTGTTTCCCTCCAACGGGTAGGGTGTATATGCTGAATGGTGCTAATGCTGAATATATTTCAAGAACAGGAACAGCATTCACATTTAATACCGCTACGGGTTTGTTATCATCGGGTAGTTTTGTTCATGCTAATGGTAATGAGCATGATTCATTTGCAAACTTCGTTACAGAGAATGTATTAAGAGTCGGGACTCAATTGATTCTTGACCCGTTATTCGACAGCCAAAGTGTATGTGAAGATGGAACAACAGTCAATGATAGATTATTTCAATCGTTAGGAACAATTTCTCACGACTATCAGTTAGGAACACAATATGCTTCAACACGCGCACTCACAGAAATAGCATTATTCCCTAATCAATTTTTTGAAAATAGAGAAGAAGATATATTCCCCGGACCCGACAATAGTATGAAAATACATCTTGATGCTACAATGACAGCACACACTTGGAGTCCAAGCCCTGTCGGTCGTCGTTCAAGAAGTTCACCTGCTATTGATAAAACAGTATTCGGGTCTTACTACAAGAGATGGTATAATAACGAACCAACTCGCGCTATTGCAGGTTCGATGGGTGCTGTTGATGCGAGCAAATATAGCGTGATACTCAACATTACAGAAGGGATAGAAAGAATACCGGATAGTGATGAAGGCGCAGGTGGAAATGTTCGGAATGGTGGTAGCAATTATGAAAATTGGATGAGAAAAATAATTCTCGATAATGGAGAATGGTGCTACTATGCTATGCGTAATGTAGCGCCGTATGAAGATAGAACTAATAAAAGAATTAGATTATTATTAACAGAAGGTAATTTCAGTGCGAACTTCTTCGTCTCAATACGAAAGGGTTCAGTTTTAACAATCGGTCAACAACCATACAAGATTTTCAAACCCCTCGATACCGATACAACACACGACACTATAACTTCGGCTCAAGAGTATCGTCGTCCGTTTTATTATGACCGCGCAAATGTGCAAACTCAAGGAGGTAATATCGACTATGGGTTGCGTCAATATGTGAGTGCTGTTGAGTTCAAGGCAGGACCACTTTCTAATCCTCACATTGCGCGAATTGAAAGCGGATGTTCTAAATTGACTGTTTTATCAAATGTTAGTGGTGCTAATCCTTATAATGTAACTTTCAAAGGTGATTTACCTAAAGGTGAATTACCCACCAATTATCATTACAAGGCTGTAAATGAACTTACAGGTGTAACAGGGACCATTACTTATGACTCATCAGCCAATGTTAATCAAATTAGTATTCTAACATCAAGCGGTTCAACAAGTCCGGGCGATGTGTGGGTCGTTAAATCCATAGAATCACTCACAGTCGCTCCTTACAAACTTGCAGATGGCACAGTCAATAAAACATGGAATCATCCATACGCGCCGGGAGGATTGCGATATGGTGATACTGTTTGGATGAATATGCATTATACTAACCCGCATGCTATTGAAGGATTATTTGCGAAATCACGCGGCGTTCTCAATGAATATGAAGTATGGAATGAGTTCAATGGAGGTAAGGGTAATTTAGGTATCGAAGCGCGAGATACATTACCTCTTGAGAACTTCTTAATTGGTAATACATGTATTGAAACTGCGCGCAACTTTGTTCAACATGTCAATAAAACAATTTCTCTTAATTGGACTGAACTCGGACATACCAACAATCCTCCAATTGTGGCGTATCTCGACCCTTATCTTAGCACAGAACAACATGCGCGGGTATTACTCTATGATGTAGCGCATGACCGTGAGTTTATCGCATTCCATGATTTACATATGCAAGTCCAAACAAGCGCAAAAACACCTATCATAAACGGGTTAGATGTAGCGGCAGGGTTCGCTACTCAAGATAAAAATAGACTCACTTCTAATTCTGCTACTTACACAGAAACAATCAACAGCGTTAGTTATCCAATACATGCCGAACATGGCAATTCCGTATTCATAGAAGGTGCTTATGCTCACGCATCATGGTATCTTATGGATGATGGTTATAAAACATCCACTTTAGGTAATTTCTCAAGACCTGCTCGCCAAACACAGCATGTAGTGAAAACATCGGATATTACATCAGCCGAACATGACCGAGTTGAGCCAAGTTCAATTTCTGTTAGCGCGGCAAATACAAGACATGCTGAAAATATGTTAAAGACCGAATCAGCAAAAATAAGAAGTAGCGCGGCTGACGCTTATGATTTCCATTCAACATTCTTTGATACACCGGATGGAACACGCGTAATACCTGCCTTTTTATGCATGAAAGGTAAGCGTGGTAGCAATTTAGACCTTACTTTACACTATGAACCTGCGCTACAACATTTACCTCATTGGTATGCGATGGACTTTGCAAGACGACTAACTATTGATTTTGGTGAAGTTGGTATCAAAGATGGTGTAACAGATATAGAAGCCGCCGCTAAAGAAATAGTGCGTCTTATCAATCAAGCAGGAGCAATCAACGGGAGAAGTAGTCAAAGACGACCATCCGACCAATACTCCGCCGAAGGTGAAAGATTCGATATTAATCGTCGCGCAGTATCAGCAAGTGGGGAAAGCACATACGAACCAAGCGACCCAACTTCTGCGCACCATCATGCTGACTTTGCCACCACAGGTGGAACTCACGACCCTTCACCATTTTGGGATGATAGCGCATTCACTTCTTACAATCGCGGTTCACATATGGGTTATATGCGCGCTCATATAGGTCGAGTGGTTGAAGATATTGACGGTAATGAAGGGTATAGTATTGTGATTCACAGCACAGTTCCGGGTGCAAGTGGACGCAACTTTTGCGTATGGTTGGATAACAGCAAGGGTCAATCGGAATACAGACCTCAATACTTAGTAGGTCATGGTGGTCGTTTCCGTAATTACTACTGCGCCGCACCCGATATAGCAGGAGAGAATATGCATCCTGCACCAATGCCTATTGATAAAAACGGAAAACCCTTTGCGCCAATAACCACTTTGCGCGAATATGCATCTCTTGATGAAGAATTAGGAGATGTAACCAATTCTCAAAATCTTGGTTATGATGTTCAATACAATACAAACACTGTCGCACCAACTCATGATTACACAGGTAGCACACCTAACACAGAAAGCACAACGGGTCGAAACTCTAACACCATTAATATGGAATCATTTGAAGACGGCAATTCAAAAATGACAGTTCGTGAAGGGTTGCAGACAGGAACACGCGCAGTTGGCAGAATCAATTTTGGCGGACTTGTTGCTTCGGGTGTGCCGGGATTCGCACCCGATGCGGGAGAATGGGGCTTTGGTGCAGATGGTGATTCAACTTCAAGATTTCAAACAATATACGGAAAACATGTTGGAACAGGGGATGCGAAATATAGCGTTTATGATTCTTATGTTCCTACGGATGAAAGCCGAGATGATGCGATAGGAAAAGAGCCTTTGTATGGATTCAAAATAACAGACCATCGTGGAAAAAATCACATCATTCGTATGGTGTATAGGACTTGCGGAGAATCATTCACTCATAAAAATACAAAATTACCATCAACCATAGATGAAGAAATTGTAATTTATATTGACGACCGTGATGTAGCGCAAGGTGGATTCACTATCGGTAGTAACATGTGGGGAGTTGCAGGTTCGGGAACTCCGGTCGAAAGCCAAGTTTCTTCAACAGCAGATAGCGCGAACTCATGGAGAGGTAATAAGTGGCGTGGGATTAGAACTCATAATAGCGGGTATGCCGTGAGTATTGGTGATAACACCATTGAAAACACAAGCACTATTGCCGCAACAAGTCAATTATCAGTATCAACAACAGGTAGTGGTGTTACGGCAGGAACATTCACCTTGTTTAATATCTCCGGCGCAAATCAAGGTAGTGGTGCATCAATCACTGTTACTGTTGGGGGCGGAGGGGCTGTTAGCGGTATATCAGCAGTAACCGCCGTAGGTAGCGGGTATGCAGTAGGTGATATTCTTGGTTTAACAGGAACAAACGCGCAAGTTACAGTTACCGGATTATCATTATCAATAACAGGATTCGCTCATCCTAAATCTATTTATTTCAAATCAGCATCGGGTGTCGGAAATCAAAATACAGGTATTTGGCATAACTTACCCGAAGGTGCGGATGCTGATGTTCTCGGATGGTTAGGCTTCCCCGATAGCGGGTTGTTGTGGTTGGCTATTCCGCAGGGTCCAACAAATTATACGGGGTCGGCGGCACAGGTAGGTCGAGTATTACATTATTCGGGCAGAACCCATAATGCGTATAATGGCGAACATGGTTTCTTTGGTTTAACAGGTGTTGGTGTTGATGATATGAAAGTAAATCATTTCAACACGAATGCCATGAGAGGTCCTACAAGTTCATCAAACGGAACTGCGCCTGTTATTATCAGTCCTCATCTCAATCAAACAACAATTGTTACTGATGAACTATTAGCGGCGGCTGTCGCTCATGCATTCACAATTGACCCTAACAACGAAGACGGAGAAGATTTTGATTGTAGTGATATGTATGCACCGGATGGTCGAAAATATAGTGAATGGCTTGGTGATAACGCCGAAACTGCTATTAAAATTAAAGCGTTTAATTCAAAGAAAAAGGTTACTCCACTCAACCATTTATTCAGCGTTGATTTAGTCTCCGATTATGGCATTCAAGCATCAAGTTCACAAACTGCGCCGGTCGCAAGCATCGTTGGGTCTGCAACAAACGCGCATATGGGAGGTTTAACACAAACAGAAAGAAATGCAGGTATGATGTTTGATGCAGGATATTTACCTAAAACAGTATTACAAATCAACACTAAATACTACGGACATAATGCTAATACCGCTACACCTGTTTTGATTGATAGCAATAATAATCCCGTTGATATAACCGAATGGAGAAAGCATTTGCGCGGTGAAAAATATACGCGATTTGTAGGCGACCATATCACACCGGCTTTAGATAATTTACCGTTCGGGATAGCGCCTCCTTTATCCGGTGGATTAGTCGCAACATCGCTTTACGCGGCATGGAGCGCAGGAACAGGATATATCACCGAAGTTGAATATGGGCTTGAAAACATAAGCGGTAGTGGGACAGCCGCAGGAGTAACTATGGCTAAACGAGGTAGTAGCGGAACAACAACTTTTGGCGGTCCGGGTAACAATCCATTTGTAGGTATAGATGAAGTAAGAAATATAGGACATTCATACGCAGTAGGAAATAATGCATGGGTTTATAATTACGAACTATCAGTGTTTGGTTCAGTTAATTTAATTGGTTCAAAACCAGCAGGTTTGCTTGAGTTGACTCAAGGTTACGGTTACACAGTTGGAAATCATGCTACGACAGGAGGTAGCGGTAGCGGTGCTGTTGTTAAAATAACTGCTATCAAAAATGGTGCATTAGGGTCGAATACAATAAATAACGCGGGAACAGGGTATGTGGTAGGTGAAACGCTTACCCAATCCGCAACAACAGGTAGCGGTATAGAGGCGGCATTAATTGTAGGGTCAGTTGGTGGAGGTGGTAGCGGAGATATTACGGCTTATCGTATAACAAATACAGGTTCGGGTCATGCTTCAAGCGATGTTATATCATTCACAGGTGGTAGTGGTAGCAATTTCAAAATAACAGCCGTTATCATTAGAGATGGAGTAATTGAATCATTAGATGAAACGCCCGTATCAGCAGGTAATGGGTATAGCGCAGGACAGACTCTAACTATTAGCGGAGGCACTAATGGTGAAGTAAGAATCAATGAAGTTTCAACAGGAACAGGGTATGATTCAAGCGTAACATACTCATTGGCGGGTGGTAGTGGTTCGCTCGCTCAAGTTCAAGTTAATACTGATGGCGACGGTGGAATAACAAGCGTTGCTGAAATTATGCATTGGGGTGCAAATTATTATGCTAATGGTGAAACACTCATAGTATCGGGTGGCGGAAACAATGCAAACTTAACGGTATCAAGAACTAACAATGCGCGCATTGTAATACAAGAAATAACAGGGTATGCAAGAACATTCATAGATGATGAAACAGTTATACCACGACAAAGAATAAGATGTAAAAATGGATGGGTCGGTCAAACTTATCGTGCAGGTCCATTAGGGCGTGAATATGCTTGGACTAAACGATATGGTGCGGTAACAAGTGATAATTATACAACAACTACTGCCGCAACAGACACCTTTGGTGGCTCGGACGACCTTTCTTGGGTTGAACCAAAGAGACTATATTATGTTGATGAATCTATATTGGTTTATCCTGTTCCCGATTGCTTTTTGATGAAGACAGAAGATGGTTCCGAGAATTGGACTGAACCCTTACAGGGGAAACACCCGAAAGGTATTAAATCAACTGATATGACAATATATAGTCAAGAGTTCATAACTGACGACCATGCTCAATTTAGCGGTTTGAGATTATCGGGTAATACGCTTGGTGAGCCTATAACATATTTCCGTGGCGCTCAAGATAGCGTGGACCATAGTGTGCCATTATATTTCGGTGGAGGATTTAGCGGTGTAACGATGGATGTGAATGACGGAGCGCGTGTTGATTACACTTCCCATAACGAGCATCCATATGCAAGCGGCCCAACGGGATGCGCGGGTATGCAAGACATAGGAGAGAAGATGGGGTCATATGCGCTTCTTGATTCCGCCGCTATGTTTGCTATGTTCCCCGGAACTCCATTATGCGACCAAATGCATGGAACGACAGTTCCTCCATTTGCTAATCAAGATGCTATTCTTGCGACTGATATGGATGGTAATGCTAACAATCATACAGGTGTAGGTGCAACTTATACAAATGTTAAAGTTGTAAAACCTTCACCAATTATACTTCGATTTGCACATCCATACGCGCGATACGCGGATAGCGATAACAGCGTAGCGTATGTTATATTTGGTCCGGGGCAAGCCGCACCTAAACATTGGAAAGGTGAATCCCAAGCAATGAATACATCAATTGAACCTTCGGGTAAATGGACTGTTGCGGCTAAACACTATGCAGTTCTAAATGGTTCCACAAGTGTAACTTTCACGGCTCATACAGATACAGGTCATTTATTACCTAATGAATTACACAATGGGACTCTTGATAGCGCGGCTAATCAACTATTACCACCTACTGACGCTTATGGTGCAAATAACATATACCCCGGTAAAGCGTTTAGGCATTGGGAAACTCCACTTGGATTCGCCAACAGCAATTACAATCAAACATCTGCCGCGCATTCTCGCAACATAAGTAATCATTTTGGGAGTCCAACTTCTGTCAATTCAGCAGGACCTAAAACAGCCCATCCGTTTTCTCACTACAAAGCAATACGCCGCTACCCTTCACCCTTGACTTACGCTCCCGAAAAATTAAACTTCATGATTTTCCAACTTGACGGAGGATATTCACCGGGCGGTTCTTGGTTTGATAACACAATACGCAAGAATCCTCCACACCCTACAACAAGCGCAACGGTAGCCGCATCTCAAACAGCGACATGGCACTCCACTACATTAACAACAGGGCTTAATGCAACAATGTTCCGTGTAGGTGCGGCAGTAGCAACAGGGTATGATACCAACGCAGATACTACGCCGCCACTTGATACATTTGTAATAGACGCTACTCGCTGTCAAAACAGCGAAGAGTTAGGTGCTATTGTAGCGGCGGCTATCAATACATGGCCGGGACCCGCTAATCTCAAAGCCATCGGTGGGTCTTTTTTACCATCATTCCAAGATGCTCAAAGACAAGACCGATACGCTTGGGTCGAGTTAAATAGAGGGGTTTTACCGGGTAGCGACCCACTCGACTCTTATGATGATACGAATGGTTTAGTAACTCTTACATCCAATATGCCCGCAACATTACCTGTTAACGGATGGATTCGTCTATCTAATGGCACGAACGCCTTCTATGGTTATTATTCAAATAGAAGCGATAACACATTCATCTTAGGTGCTAATTACCGAAGTGGCGCAAATAAACTTGAAGACCCCACAGTAGCGACAGGAGCAAGTAGCGTTGTA